CGGGTGGGGCAAAGATTTAGTGTCTTCATAAAATTTCGGGTTTAACTTACGGCGCTTATCTTGCAACCGCCCCATGTTCTTCGAAATAGAGTTGTACTTAGGCGACCTGTAATACCCCCCATTTTCACCATTACTTTCATCAATAAGATCACCATAAACTTTTTGCAAAGAATCATTAACTTTATCGTTCTCTGACTTATACTTGTCAAACAAGCCACGGCGAGCCTTAATGTAAGGATCATCCACACCCTTGTGGGATTCAGGCTCAGGCTCAGGCTCCCGGTAGCCAGACCACTCAAAGTCCATGGCTGCTTTCACCCGCAACGAAGCCAAGGTGGGATCTTTTTCCACTATACGTTGATGCCAAGCACGACCTTCATCGGTTTTATTGTCAGAGTGCTCAGGGCGAGCAACATAAGGGTTATCTTCGGCATGCTGGCGAGCCTCTCTCAGCATTTGAGTTGCTACACCAATATTTCGGTACTTAGGGTGCACAACAATCCAAGAAATCTCACCTTTTTTATAAACATCAGCGTTACCTTGCCCATCTGTATGAACTGTCGCATCTTTAGCCCAATGCAACTCACCAATATGGCGTTTACCGTGGTAAACATTTAAAACATTGCCATTATGTTCCAAACGATCACTATAATTATCAAACTCATAATCAAGTTTTGGTGCATGATTTTCAGTCAAATCTTTTTTCCGCTCGTCCTCCAACTCGCGAAAAGCATCGTTGGCTTTCTGTTGGGCCTGTTGATTAATTTCTGCATGCTCGGCCAACTCCGCCCTCAAAGCATCCGACCTTGGCATAAAACTTTCGCGAACCTCAGATTCCCGCTTCTTGTATTCATCCCTGGCAGCATTTATGGCATCTTGGTGAGGCTTATGCGCTGCCGAAATGGGTGCCTGGGCTGCGTCGCGCTCCTCTTTGTCGTTGGGGTGATTTTCCCAAGTCTTTCCAATACTTTCTTGGAGTGCTTTGAGGTGTGGTTTGTATGCCTCCTCGGCATCACTAAGTTTTTGCTTATGCGGCGCCAAAGCAGAAACAAATTCGTGATATAGATTATTAAGTTTTTCATTGTGCTCAAGTTTGCGATCATTATATTCTGCATCTGCGTGAAAAAGGGTTTCTGAATTCTTCTCCCTTTGTTCTTCATGCTTTTCACGAGCCGCCAAGTAGCCATCATCAGGCACATCGTCTGCCATATCATCGGTCGGCTGATCGTAATCATCGGGATACTCAACAACGGATTTGCGTTGAAGAGCAGCAAAATGCTGGAGTAGGGCATTAGATTTAATGTTTTCAATTCGACCGGGGGATTTTACAAAAACTTCCCCCTCCTCAACATGACCAACCCCAATTAAATGATTCAGCGGGGTTTTCCATTCATAAAGGCCGGGCTTAGATCCGTGTCCATAACCATGGCTATTTTTATCGCCCCAGGTTGGGTGAATTGATGCATTTACAATACCTCGGGCTTTGGGCTTTCCTATACGCCTCAACGTAACCATGCCATCTTCGTCTACCAAACCAAGGCGCTGAAAATTTCCGTGAAGGGCATCCCTATGCTCAAAGCCATCTTCTGGGTGTGAGGCTTCTTCCAAATATTTCTTTGGCCATTTTAAGCCGAGGTTCCAATTTTCCCGAGACTCTTCTGCCTCATCGCTAAGCAATCCCTCTAAAGAATCGTCTATTTCATTATGAAAACCTTGAAGATCTTTAACAGCAAAATATTGTAGCAAAGAAGCCATCTTTGGGTCTTTTTCAACCATGCGATCATACCAAGCACGACCTTTAGAAGTTTTTTCATTAGAATGCTCAGGGCGGGTAGTAGCCTTGCCTCTATCAAAAGCATCACGGGCATGCCGCAATAAATTTGTAGCAATACCGTGGCGTTGATATGGAAGATCTACATGGATGTATCCAATTTCCCCGGGGAAATATTTTGGCTCTTCGTCATCGTCATGTTCGTCAAAACCTTGCTTACCCTGCCAATGCACATAACCAATTTGTTTACCATCATGAATTGCGACAACCGCATGGTGGCCTTCCTGGTGGGCAGACCAGTTGTTATATACATACTTTACACCTTGGGGATGCGGGGCTTTTTGCATCGTCTCCTCGTAGCGCTTATTAGCCAAACTGCGTTCAGCCATTGCCGACTCAATAACATCTTCAGCACCGCTTTCCCTTCGCTCCCTCTTTGCATCATTTAATTTTCTAACGTAATTTTTTTTATGCTCATTTAAGACATCGTGAGATTTTTCTACGGTCTCGTTGTGCAAGTCCCTGTGGGGTTTGTAAACATCCTTTGCGGCCTGAATGGCTTTATCCCGAGCATCTTTATGCGGTTGCCTTTCACGGATACAGGCATCAAGTTTGTCCATAAAAGCATGTTTGTGTGGTTTAAACTCAGCGTTAATTTGATTTTTTAATTTTTTAATTTTTGACGCATGATCGTCAAAATCTTTATTTGCCCGGTCAACAGACTGCTGCCAATCATCCAGGTGGGGCTGTAACGCTTTATGCGCTGCATCGCGAGCGCTTTTATGCTCAGGTGAGCCAATCTCGAATTTATCGTTTGCATCCCTTACAGCACGATCAAATTCCTCGCGGTGAGGCTTAATCTTTTGATTAGCGTTATAGAGTCGCATACTGTACTCAGACTCTCCAGTAGATTCTTGGAGATTAGCCTCGTGCATTGCCTCAGTAAATTTTTGTTCATGTGGAGCATAAACAAAACGGGCAGCATCCTCTTTAATCTGAACAGGCCTGGCTTTATCCGCAAACTCCTTATTAGCGGCATCAATTTTATCATCATGAACTTTCCTGTGTGGTGCAAGTTTTTCCCAGGAAGCGCTTAAAATTTTTCTTTGATCGGCGTGGATGGCGTCATACCCATCCCCGGCAGCCTTCTTTGCTTCAACGTAAGGCCGTTCGGCTTCAATAATTTTTGCAGAAACTTTATTGCTGACTTTATCCAACTCAGCATCAGCCGCAGCCTTAGCAGTCAGAAAAGGATCTTCATCACTAGCAAAATGCTGGAGTAGGCTTAGGCTTGGAGGTAAAGAATTAATCCACGCTTCAGCGTCTTTACTCAAATCATCTGTATGCACAGGCTTGGTGGTTGCTTCGCCAGAAGCATATGCTTCGTGCGCTTTCTGTAACATTGTAGTAGCGATACCGTGACGTTGGTATGGCGCATATACTTGGACGTGTGCGACATCACCAGGATAGACATGGTGATCGTTCGGTTCATCGCTAGTATCGTCCGGGTACTCACCGTGGGTATCATCCGCCCAGTAAAGATGGCCAACTTCTTTTCCATCATGATGAGCAATTACCGCATGCGTACCAGATGCAGAACCCGGTAACGTTTTATCGTGATGAAATTTGTATTCCACGTTTTTGGGATGCGGGGCTTTACGCATCGTTTCAATATATTGATCCCATTCAGGGCCAGAGCGCAATGGCTTGCCATTTGAAACCGCACGAAGTTTGGCTTCCTCTTGCTTTTTCATAGTCAGGAAAGGATCTTCATCACTGGCGAAATGCTGGAACAAAGATGCGTGCATAAACCCGGTCTGGCTAACCGTTTCATTCATCTGTTCCATACCCTTTCGGGGCCTAATATTAGGTGCTGACAGGCTTATAATAGTTTCTGGGCAAAACGAGAGGGCTCCTGCAAGTCAATTCATTGACGAGAAGCCCTCTCTACCGCATTTAGGGGAACTCCCGCCAGAGATAGCGCCCTAAACCTCAACAACGCGGCTATAACATTATTATAGAGATATTTCAAAAATAGACAAATTGGGCTAATTTCGCCATCCGCGAGATGGGTTTCTGTTCTTACCTTTACCATCTTTACGACTAGAAGCAAATCCAGACATTGAAGACATTTTTTGGTTTTCGCTTAGATCGTTGCGCATTCCTCCAAACGGGTCAATACCTCCTTGGAGAGCCGCTGTTGGTCTAAAATTGGCCATGTCTGCATGAAGAAAGTTGTTCACCTGTTCACCAATCAACACATGGATGCATTCTGTCATACAGTCTGCAATGTCTTTAGACTGAACTGGACCGGCAGATGGGTGGTCAACTCGACCGTTTACCATTTGAAGGAATCGTAATTCTAACTCTGCCCGTTCATTGTAGGGGGCGTGAACCAATCCCAAGTTAATCGCGGCCTTAGAGTTTTCTTTTACCTGCCAATCGTATTGGCGCGTTGCAGTTTTTTCAAAAACATTGATGCGTTTGGGAAGATTGCCATTACGAACCATTCTTTGAAGTTTTTGAATAGAAGATGTTGAGTTGTATTGGTCAAAAGTAAATTCTTCTGGATAAAATTTGGAAATAATATTGTTCCACAAAAAATCATCTACATATTCGTAATCAATAATACCATCTTCAAAAGATGCGGGATCAAAATGTCCCAAAACGTCAAACACACAATGTTGACGACCTTCTTCGTCAATTTCTGCGTGTGCGATGGCGTAACCAAATTTGTCGTTAACCTTTGAAGGGTCGGCATGGCCCTTGTAATTGTAAATCAATAAACCGCTTGTTTGTTGAACAATTTCTGGAGGTCCGTATTTTTCGGGACGTTCATTCCACGGGCGGAAAATTTGAGTAACTTTATCTGGGTTCAAATAAGCGTCAATGGTTGCCGCAAATTTAGATTCACGTTCAACTGCAAAAGTTTCAGGATTGGCTAATTTAAGCCTTTCCATCTGCTCGTCGAATGCTTGAATGGCTCCACGCAGAGGCTTAAACTTTGGCGGTGGATCATTTTTGTAAATGTAATCTGGTGCGTCTCCGTCAAACAAATAAGGAAACACATCTATTTCGTGGGCAATTTCCCAATCAACGTAAATGTCCCAAGAAGCCAATTGAACCATCATAATTTCTGGATATACAGGTTTTCCTCTTAAATCAATTTCTAAAGAGTTTTTGTAATTTTCGTAGAATTGACCCATCATCTGCCAAGGGCTGGATGGTTCAATAATGAACCCGTATTTACCGAATTGGTCAAGGGCGGGGGTAGAAGCCTGATAAACCTCTTCAGCGGACCTGTTAGCGCCAGAGTTGACAACGTGTGCCATCTCGTCAAAAGCCATCATAAAAGCCGTAGGACCACGACCGGCCATCAAAGTTGATTCTTTTGGCAAAATTTCAAAAGTGGCTATATCAAGATCTGTTTTGATTCCCTGAGTTTTAAGTTTTTTCATTCTTAATTCATCGTTGGGAGCATAGATACTTACCTTTTCAGCAAGCAAACTTGAAACATAAGGCCCAAAACAAGTAGAGCCGGTAATAACATTTGCTAGGTCCCGCCACACCGTTGCTTTTGCCTGATCACGCTTACCGGCGAAAATTAGACCCACCAGTTTTTTGTCTCGGTCAACACCAAAATGTGCTTGTGGGTCAGCATTTTGCATGTAATTCCATAAAACATATGCCATTGCTAGAGCCGCGATGTGGCCTTTGCCAGCACGTCGACCCATTACCAACAATACTTCACGAAACCACGGATAGCCCTGTTCCCGCAGGTAATTCATCCGTTCTACAATTCCGGGGACAATACCGTTGTATCCCGTTCGCTTAAAGTTTGTTTCCCATTCGTTGATGACTTTGTAATCATATTCCGTCAAAAGGTCTGTACGAAGAAATATGATTTTTAATAACGTTGCTTGACGTGGATATAAATTGGGTCGATTTAGATAATCCGGACTAATTACAAAAGTAATTGGGTCGGGAACTTTTACGCCCGTAATCTTAATATGGGCGTTTAATGCTTCGTTATCTAAAATACTCAATTAAATATCCTCCATGTTTTCAAGCATACCGGCAATGGACCAAGGGTTGGCAAAAGAGTTGGGTACTCTATGTCCACAATCTTCAAATCTAACAACTCCTTGAACACCCAAAAATTCGTTATCATCCGTAAAGATGATTTCATTACAGACACCCATTTTACCAGAAAAGATTTCACAAATAGGGCAAAATTGTTCAGGTAAATCTAAAACAATGTATTCACCTGGAACAAGTGCCACTTTGACCCCTTAATGATTGTGTGACTGCTTGGCCAATGCTTCCATCATTGCCTTGTCCGCCTTAATGATACCACCGGTACCAAGATCCAAAATGTCACTAGTGACCTCGTGAACCTGACGGTCTCGGTCAAACACAAATTTGTTTTCGGTACGACCCTTGATGACAATTTCAGGCATCTTAACTTCTGCCATGTTCGTTTCATACCAAAGAACATCTACAACAAAGCCAATTTCGTAGAAACGTTCTTTAATCTCACGCTGAAAAGAATCATATTCAATACTGCCTTGCGCTGTACGCGCTTTGAGCATATTCAAAATTTTTTCAATCTCGAGAATTTCAGTATCGTGGATGTCCATAGTTTTAGTGACATCGTCAGCACCGGCATATCCACCTTCTGGCGGGGTTTGACCTAAAATAGGGATATTCATTTAGTTTCCTTAACTTTCTATGATTTCTGCATCTTGGATTGGCTCAATTGCAACTATTTTTTGAGCCTGAGTAATTGCGTCTTGCTTTAGTTTTTCTCGCAAAGCAAGCATGATTGGATGTTGCTCAATCTCTCGCCCGTATTCGGATAACATATCAATTGGAATATAGTGCATCGCTACATCCATGTGAACCATGAGAACATCGCGCCAAACTTGAACGTCAACGTTTTCATCCATATCTTTGTCTAGTTGTTGAAGCAGTCGGGCCGCCGCAATAACTTCTGTAACTGAGGGTTCAGCGGTGCCGTCACGCAACATCTCATAGCCACGTTGAACAATCATCCGGGCTACAAGAGTTTTGTCTACAACAACGTCTTCATCTTCTGATAGATTTTGACCAATTGCCTCTCGGTGTTGATCAAGCATTGCTTGTCGCAATTCGTCGGTAAGAGACAAGTGCTTATTTTTTCTGTGCGAAGCAATAGATTCCGCACTGGGAAAATCAATGGGGTCTTCCCCAGCAATGGTAGTGAAAGGCCTCAAGTGTCCTAAAATTGTCGGAGCAGACAATCCCGAAGCAAGTCCTTCTTCGATCTGGTCACGGTAAGGACTTTGACAAGTGTGGCATTGAGGCACACTTCTTTTGGTTTCATAAATACGATTGCCTGGAAGTGCTGTTCGCACTAAAGAATTGATTGTAAAATCTTCATCATCGTTCATTTTGATTAAATCCAAATATCATAAGTAAATGAGCCCGCCGAATCGTAATCAACTTTTGTTGATTTTCTAGCGCCTCCGGGAACACCATCAACACTATTTAAATGAGGCTTTGTTCTGTTGATAGTTCGGTGGAACATGCCCGAACGAGTAGATGAATCTGGTGAACCACTACTTGTGTAAACTTCTTTTGATTTGCGGTTTTGTTCTTTCCACGGAGTCAAAATATCGCTTTTTGCACTCTGGCTGGTTACGCCTTCCAAAGATTCTTTAATCAAGCGATTTGCTTCTTCTTCTAATTGGGGGTGGATACCTGAACGAACATAGTTCATAAGTTTACCTTTGCTTTTTCGGAATATCGAATAAGTTCTTCATTTTCGATCATGACGCATAATCGTTTCAATCCATCGGTTGCATACATAGCAACAGGATTAGTATCTGATACACCCATCATTCGTGCGACTTCTTTTTCTTTGATATTTTCATAAAGAAAAAGTTCAATGGCTTCTTGTTGACGTGGCGCCAATCTGTCTCTGCACGAATAAATATACTGAACATCAAAAAGGCAATAATCTAAACCGTCAGGTCCCAGGATAACTTCCGGTACTTCAGAAGCCTCATACAACGATTCCCAAGATTGAAGATTTCTCAATAATTCTCTGAGAATTCTTACTTCCACTTGTTACCAGCGTCACCTTCCCTGGCTCCGTAAATTGATCCCCCTGTAGTCGGAGGTTGTGTATATCACTGTGCTAATACTAAGGGTAGTTCTACCTTTTACGCAAGGCGAGAAATATCAATATGTCAACGTGTCTTTGAGCCTTTGTCCAAGAAGTTCTAAGATCCCAACAATGGCATCAGCCCTCTTGGAAAGAAGGGTTCTAAAAATGGCAAAATAACGTTCATCTTGAGAATAAAGACGGCCTTTTTGTGTGCGATCATCAACCGTCAAACGACCTTCAGGAATGCTAAAACCAAGAGCGAGCGCCTCTTCCCATTGAGCCTTTGCAAACATGGCTTCTCCCCACAAATCTGCAGAAGTTTGCTTCCATTCGAACAAACCTGTGGTAATCCTGAACAAGAAATTCTCTTTTTGCCGATCTGTTAAAACAGAATAATCCTCAATGTAAGATCCAGCATCGTTTCTTTTCCACACAGGCAGTCCATAACGATCTACAGTAATTTCACCTGTTTCTGGATTGTATTCTTTTTCTCGGATCAGTTCCCAGACATCGTTCATCACAATAAAAGGTTCTGGCAATAATTTCAAAATCTGGGTATCCACGATGTTCTTGATATCATTGATTTTTTCCCGATCTTGGCTTCCCCAAGCGGTCCTCATACGAGAAAATCCCGGGGTTTTAAGTTCTTTGGTCTCGTCCTCGTGGACGCGAACTTCAGTTAGCCGATCTGATTCTTTTGAAATTTCGGCAACAACTTGGTCCATCGTTTTTTCATCGCTCATTTTTAACCCTTAGATCGTGTAAGTAAGTCAACCCTAGCATAACCGCATCCGAAGTGTGTTGGTTCCAGATTTTGGGTAAATTATTTTTGTCCAAACCCAGAATTTCTTCAACAGCCTTTTTAACTTCTGATTTGCTAGACCTAGTTTTTAGCCCAATTACCTTTTTTGCATGTGTATTAGAAACAGAAACAATTGGAATTTTTAATCCAATATTGTCTATCGCTTGATTGATCAAAAAAGCCGCGAGCAAAGACGATTCTGTTCTATATCCTCTAACCGCAGGCATCTCATAAATAATGGCGTCCACATTGTGTACGTGATCTGGTTCCATAAACCATTTATGAAGTTCGTTACCCAACTCTATGGCTCTTGCGATAGTAGAATCAAAACCTTTAAGTGGCTCAACTCTTTTAAAAACTTCGGTATAAATCAATTTTGGTTGATCTTTATTTTCGATAATAGCGATGCCTGTATTGCCAAGGGTTTGATCGAAAGCGATTAACTTTCCTTTAGCAAAATCATACACGGTCAATGCTCCGAGTAATCTGTCGAATCTCGCAAGAAGAAGCGGCGCAATTTCGCGCTTCTTTGCTTTGAATTGCACAACAAGGCTCTGGAGGAACGCCCATCTTAACGTGGTCTCGCACTAAACGATATTTTTGTTCCGTAGCCAAAGCCACCTCTGGGTCATATTCAATATGGAATTCTTTAGTTGACCACGGATAAGATGTGGTCATAAACAAAACAATAAAATTGGGTAGTTTGCTCATGCGCATGTATTCTTGAACCTGAGCATTATAAACTGGATACTTCTTTTTAAATGCCTCTATGTCGTTATCTGAAATCATTTCTAGAGACCTTGGGTTGGAAGATTTAAATTCAAATCCAGCATTCATCAGGGCTGGATTGACAATGCCATCCATGTGTCCACGACTCATCAATTCATTATCTGCGACACCATGCTCGTAGCATTGACCCTTTTTCTTGCCAATATCCTTAGAGCAAGCAGGACACAGACCTTCTTGTGGTGCCACCAATGCCCCACAGTCAAGCAACAATCGTTCCATAAAGGCGTGCATCATAGTTCCGATGGTGACAGACATACGACCTTCTGCCGAAAAGGGTTCTGGATCCCAATTCTCTCGTTCGGTGATGTAGTAATACAATTGCCTTGCGCCCATGAGTGGGTGAGTTGATGGGTGAAACCAGCCATCAACATGGCTTGCATCAAACTTCTTTTGTTTACGGGCCGGAATTTTCATTTCGAAAGATTCATACTCGCCCTTTTTTAACTGGGCAAGCAATAAGGGCGTAAGCACCAAATTGTTGGATGTTTGGGAAATTAATTTGCGAAATGCTGGGCTTGGCTTTGTCATTCTTCTACTCCATTAGCGCGGGCGATTAAAGCGGCGGCATCATGGGCATCCATGACAACAAGGTCTAAACCGATATCTAGTCTTTCTGAATCGTACCATCTTAACGCGAGCATCGGACGTTCACCATGTGCTTGTTCTACGGCTTTTTCCCACATCTCCCGGGTCACACCAACGGACTTACCTAGCGTGCTCTTGCCGTCCCACGCAAAGGCAAATTCAACTTCCATGCGAGATGTACGGCCGTCCATTTGGTTGTGCCATTGATTGCCTGATCCACGAGTCTGACGACCACCAAGGAGACCTACAAGATCTTCTTCGTGCTTGTCTGACATACGCCTTTTCAATTTACTATCGCTCATTGAGCAACAACTTCCGCAACACCTTCTTGACAAAAAAACAAGGGTGATGATTTTTCTGTTGCTGGCCATAGCAAAACTTTCTGGCCTGGAACCAAACGTTCTCCGTGGCAAGCGCAATAAGCCTTGTGCGAAAGAGATGATGGGCTGTAGTTCATCCAACGAGGAGGGTTGTTTTCATTGATGGCCAAAGGCTCATCTTCAAATTCAATTTTGCTCTCTCTGTTGCTCAATTTACCAAAAGAATTAAACAAAAGGATAAAGGCAACAAAAGCCAAACTGGTGACAACACCAAGCGCAAAACCGATCAGCGTATTATTCATCATCTTCCTCTTCAAAAGAATTTTCAACATCGGGGATAACAGTATTACTCATGGTTTCAACCGCGGCTTTGCGAATTTCTTCCATGACATCAGGGTTGGCTCGCAAATAATCTTTAACTTTTGAAGCACCCTGAAATTTTTCTCCATTGGGCAAAGTAAGCCAAGTAGAGCCTTGAATAACGCCAGACAATTTACCAATAGTTACGGCCTCGTCTGCACGGTCAATTCCAATAGGGCCATATTCTTCAGTGTTTTGGTTGATGATCCAAAACTCTGCTTTCTTACCCGGGGCTCCTACCTTTAACCGAGACACACGACCGGCTACAAGACGGCCAACAGCGATCTTGTCCCCATTGTCGTTAATGTAAAGAGGTGTTTCTCCAGTGCCTCGCATTTCAACTTTGGCCGACGTTGCGTATTTAAGCGCTTTCGGACCGGCAGAAATATCTCCGCCCATACCTGAAAGGTTTGCTCGGTATTGGTTGATAAATACAACTGCGACATTTTCTTGACGAATCACAGGAGCAATCTTTTTTACCATTCGGGTAATGACCTGAGCATTGTTGCCCATAACTGCATCTTCTGCATTTTTGTCAAACGCTTTCTTGGATTCCATGCCTCCGATTGAATCAACAATGATCATGCTGAATAATCCTGAACGACACATGCTACTGATCTGGTCTGACACATCTTCAGAATTGTCTGGATAAACGTGGAAAAAACGTTCGTCGGAAGTGTCAAGGCCATTTGCCTCAGCCCAATCCCAATCAAAAGTCTGCTCCATGTCAATGTATCCGACAACCAGATTGGGACAGATTTTTTGAGCAGAAGCCATAGATGAAATTGCTAGGGTGGTTTTACCCACGCCCTCAACTCCAACAATTTCGCTAGAACGACCGCGCACCCATCCGCCTACGCGAAGGGCATAATCCAAAGACAAAGAACCTGTAGGAATTACATCGTAAGGTTTGACATGCTCTCGGCGCGTCACTCGTTGTTCACCGTAAGTCTTAATCATGTCCTCTCGAAACGAGGCCAGAGAATTCGGCTTCTTGTAAGGCGCTTTTTTGGGTTTAACTGGCGGCATATTGTTCCTCTATTTTTAACGGCATCAATGATTGCATCGTTGCGCCTTTTTCGGTTTTTTTGATTTCAACCACAAAGAGTTCACCCTTTGTGAGGTATTGCTGGTATTGACGAAAATTTCCGGGGAAAATTGCAAAATCTACACTATCGGATTCTGTGTCTAATGTACAGAAAGCCATAGGATCGCCCTTGCTGGTCTTTGTGAAGGACACACGGGATAGTATGCCTCCCACCACGAAACTGCCTGTAAACGCCATCTGTGCCTTCTCAGCGGCATCTCTGAGGACCGCCCTGTGTTCTGGATCAAAAACCTCAAATGGGGTACTCGTGAGATAGATGCCCAACAATTCTTCCTCAATGTGGCGAATCTCAACCTTTGAATAGTTGGACAGATCCTCAGCCAAAATCAAATCTGGCGCGGTGTAATTACGGCAAGCCAAAGAACAACGCTTAGGTGGGGCTTTGGGCTTTAAAACCTTGCCATTTCTTGGGTTAACTGGTACTGGCTCCGATGCCCAATCAAAAGAGCAAGGAAGGTTGTGTTCGTTAAGAACATCTGATTTTGAAATACAACGCTTATCCAGCCCAGCCTTTTTATCCTCAAGCATCTTTACCAGAGCGCGACGATTGGGTACGAGTGCGTCAAAAGCACCGATCTTGGCAAGCAGAAAACCAACCGCGGAATTTGCGCCACTACGTTCCTCAAAATCTTCCCAAGAAAAATAGGGCTGGTTTTTTACAATATTTTCAACAGCGGCCGGTCCAATGCCTTTAACTGAATCAATTCCATACAAAACAGAATTGCCAATGGCTCGAAAACCAGACTTGGACTGGTTAATGTCTGGTGGCAATACGTCAATGCCCAACTTCTGTGCCTCTTTGACAAATTCTGGAATACGGGTTTTATCAACCGTGCTGAACACACCGGAAAGAAATTCAATTGGGTAATTGTACTTTAGCCATGCGCACCAATATGCCAAAATCGCATATCCGTAAGCGTGGGCGCGATTAAACGAATATTTTGCAAACTCAGCCATCTGGCTCCAAAGAGCCTCGGCTTGAACTTTATTCATTCCATTTTCTACAGCGCGGGAAACAAACTCTTTACCCGCGACTTCTACTTCATCAACCTTCTTCTTACCGAGAATCTTGCGTACGCCGTCTGCCTCGTTAGAGTCATAGTTGGCAAGGATCATGCAAGTTTGCATAATGTCTTCTTGATAAATCAAAGCACCGTAAGTCTTTGACAAAACTTGAGCCAAACGTGGGTCTGGGAACTCAACCGGGATATCTCCGTCCCTACGCTTTAAATACAAATCCGTCAGTCCAGAATTCATCGGGCCCGGACGGACAAGCGTGATCAAGTCTGCAAGTTCTGCAAGATTGCACGGACGCATTTTTTTTGAATATTGGGTTCCTAGAGTGGTTTCAATCTGGAATAAACCCTTGGTTTGTCCCGCCGAAATCATTTCCCAAACATCGGAATTGTCATACTCTTTTGCGCCCCACTTATCAAAATTGATAATTTCACCGTGGTTCTCTTTAATCAGGTCAATGGTTTCCTGCAACGTGTCTAGGCTTCGCAAAGTCAAAAGGTCAAACTTAATCAAACCCTGCTCTTCCAAAGCCTCCATGTCCCATTCAGCAACCATCTGGCCGTTTTCATCATCGCCATTACGTAAAGGCAATGTTCCAGTCAAGGGCTCTTCGGTTGAAATAACGACACCTGCGGCGTGTTTGCCATAGGTCTTTAAACGGCCTACAAGAGCGTCAGACATATCAAAAAGTTCTGGATACTTCTGTCGGTACACAGACAACTCGGTTTCGTGTACGCTCCACAACTCGTCCCAAGGCAATCCCAAACCAGCAGTGCCACGCTCTGCTTCTTCCACAAATTTAGAAAAAGCCTCAATGTCTGGAAAGTAATTGGAAGGCAAAGTGCTCTTTAACGCTCTGGCAACGTCTTTTACAACGCCCTTGCTCTTGAGCCTTAGATGGGTTCCAACGGTAACAACGTGGTCTTCTCCGTACCGACTGCTGACATAAGAAAGCAATTCGGCTTTTTTAGATGCAGGAAAGTCTACATCAAAGTCTGGAAGGCTTGTTCGCCCTTCTGTCAAAAATCGCTCAAACAACAAGTCTGATTCGACTGGATCAATGCCTGTGATTCCCATCAAATAAGCAACCAACGAGCCACCGCCTGAACCACGGCCCGGCCCAACAAGAATGCCCTGCTCTTTTGCCCAACGACAATAATCTGCGACCATCAAAAAATAACCACAAAAGTTCTTATCAATAAGTAACTTGGCTTCACGTTCAAAACGTTGAATGTAGATTTCTTGAGACTCTCGTTTGCCTTCGGTCTTCTTTTCCCAAGATTCTAAACACATATCTACTAAACGCTCAGCATCACGATCTGTTCCTCCGACCTTGGAGTAAGTAGGCGTGGTCTTCTTAGTTACCATCTTTGCTTCACACATATCAGCGATTCGCTGGGTGTTAGCAATAGCCTCGTCAACAGCATCTTGATCTAAATACGAAAGATTATTTCGCACTTCTTCTTCGGTTTGCAAATATGCGTGCAAATCTTCGCCAAATAATTCTCGCTCGTCGTTTACATCCTTGTTTGTCTGACAAGCAATCCAAACATCGTGAGCCTGCTTGTGTTCGTGTGTTGGGTAATGGGAATCAACTACTGCCACTAAAGGAACTTTGAACTCCCTGCTTAAACCCACAAGTGCTTTATTGACTACAAACTGCTTTTCTAATTGGTTGGAATGAATTTCCAAATAAAGGCGATCATCAAAAATATTCAACAATCGGGCGAGATTTGCTCGCGTAGTATCTTCATCACCCGCGAGAATGGGAACACTCAAAGGTCCTCGCAAACAAGCAGTGGAAACAATGACGCCTTCTGAATGGCGTTCTAAAGTGTCCCAATCAATCCGAGGGCGGTAATAAAAACCTTCGCGGTAACCTTCTGTTGACATAGCCCAAATATTTTGCAAACCAATTTGGTTCTGGGCCAATAAAATAAGATGCTGATATCCGTGTTGCAATTCCTTTTGTTGTTCCTTTTGCTTTTCTACTGCAATCTCGTGCTCACGCTTAGTGGCAAACTCTTTAACGGCAGGTCGCGGTAAAGGGCGAACAATACGGTCATTTACAAAATATGCCTCAATGCCAAAAATGGGCTTGAGGCCAAAACTGTCTGCAACTTTTTGCAATTGGGGGTGACCGGCGCATGTGCCGTGGTCTGTTATGGCAAAAGCATTCTGGCCGTTCTTTTTGACCTGCTCTGCGATCTCAGCAATTTTAGAAAGTCCATCAAGTGGACTGTATTCACTGTGAGTGTGAAGGTGTACGAAACTCATATTCTCATCCATCATTAGTGGGGGCTAACCCTATCCCCGCAAGCATAACACACAAGCAGGGATAGGGGAAGCCTATCCACTAATCAATTTCGGGGCGGTAGCCCTTCATGCGCTCGCGGATGCTGGCCAACTTGTCTGTGTCCACATCGTTGGTGGCTTCTACTTCTTCCGTTACAGAAACGACCACATCAACTGCAGGAGCAGGCTTGCTGGTAACAATGCCTCCGGGAACAAAATAGCGACCATAGTATTCATCGCTGGCGCGGTATCCGACAATCTCCGGCAAGGAAATCTTCTGTTCGGTCAAAGCGGTTTCGTAACGCTTCCAACCTTCAGATCCTGGCTTCAGTTTGCTTTCATCCTGGCGAATGAAAGTGTAAGAGGTGTCAATACTGCTACCGTCACGACGAACAATGAAATCGCGATCAAGAATAGATCCGGTTTCTTGGTAGATGGCATCAAGGTTCTTGAAAAAAGTACCCAAAGCCTGATTGATGACAACAATGCGTGGTTCAATGCGAATCTCGCCAGAAGGCTTGCCATCTGGACCATAGACTTCTACTTCGCGCATTGCATCAGTAAACCCAATTGGCTTACCCTTCATCTTTTCGCCACCGAGTTCTTCGGTGCCATCACCAAGTACACGCTCACGAACAACAGCCAACGCCCAAATGCGGGACTTCGGCTTGGGAGTGTTGCCCCAATTGTCCTTGAGGTTATCTACGTTCTGGCAGATGTAGCACTCGTCGTAAATGCCATTGAATGCGCCATCAAGACGACACACAGAAGACATTGAAGACGGCCACTTGCCGGTGTAACCAGCAGGTGGGTTGGTGGTGGGAACAGACATGTGCATGTTCACGTTGATCAGTTCATCACCTTCGGTGATAAAACGCATACCTGTTGACTCGCCATCCTTCAGACTGAAGAACTCGAGTCGTGGTGAGAAAGACTTGGTTTTGGCGGACGAAGTCTGCGTAATACCTCGGTTGAAATTTGGTGCGGTTTCTAACTCAGTTGCGGTCATGATATTCCTTCATTTTTAGACAGATTGAATCACTATTGGTTGTTGATTTGGATCAACTGACTGGCTGCCGTTGATGCCATCTTCTCGTCAATCGTACCAGTAAAAAGGCTCTCTGACAAGAAGACTACCCAAACATTATTAACTTTTTTTATGGTCCAGTATTGGGCTTCAGCGTCTCCACGCCACCCTACACCAAAATGGAGAATAGCACCTTCTTTGACCAAATTGGCGTGGACGGCCCTTTGCCACAAGGCTAGGGGCTTTTCTATGATGGCAATGGATTTCCACAGATAATAAGCATAATCCCACCCTTCTTCAAAACCCTCAAATTCATCTTCGGGCTCATCAGGAATTTCTTCTGTTTCGGAAACCTCTTCCGGCCCCTCAACGGGCTCTTCATCTTCAACGTCAAAACCTTGTTCGTTCAAGACATCTTTAGCGGAAACGTCTTGTCCGTCTTTTTGCCTTTTATTGGCTTCTTTTTGGGCGGCTTGTTTGATTTCTTCTTGGATGTAAGGATCATTCATGTACCTTTGACCCAAGGGTGTGGCATCGTATTCACGACGAATTTCGGGATTGATCAATTGCTTAAAAGCGTTTGTGATCATGGGTGAAGAATGGCCATTGATTTCAGTAAAAAATTCACGCAATTCTTTTTTTGTTGCGCGATAATTTTTAACACCCAACAAACCGTAATAACTATTTACGTCCCAAATGATTGTCGGGTGCAACATCAATTCAGTTACGGTAGAACAAGTTTCCGGCCCGTTGCCTACCAACAAAGGATTGATGGTATGGCCAAGTACGATAGTGCTTTCTCTCGCACTACCGTAAGTTCCTTGATCTATATTTTTCTTGGAGCGACCATGTAACCAAGGTTCATAGGCGTCAATAAAATCTTCAAGATCAAGGGCGGGACGGAAACCCATTAATCTTGCTCCTCAGACTTGTTTTCTTCAGAAAGTTCTGCCTCATCTTTAGCAGTCCAATCTTTATCTGTCTTGGGCTCTTCTTCTTTAAGAATTTGGCCAGTTCCATGTTTACGCAACGCCACGGTCAATCACCTCCGAACATTTTCCATTATGAACAATTTTCTCGCAAATGTGGCACAAAAGTTCTTTCGGCGGTTGCCAAACAGAATAAGGCAAAGCCAATTCAATCAAACCCTTGACCCAATTTGTATCTAAGTCGGCGGGATCTGCGTTGTATGGATTATCTACTACAAGAACATTTGTAAATGGAGCAAGTTTTTCTGCCATACCTTCTTTGCGGTAACGACCTTTTCCTGAACCTTGTACGGCAGTCCATCCGGCTACATCGTTATCCATCCAGAGCACAACATTGGAAAATTTCTTCAATAGCCTAATCTGCTCATTGCTTACAGATGCACCGAAAGTAGAAACAATGTTGGGGATTTCTGGATAATGGCGGATAACGCTCATGGGGGATTCAACTACCACCACGGTATCAAAAGTATCGTCATAATTGAACAAAGTTTGTTCTTTGGGAAAATCTGGGCTATTGAGATACTTAGGCGTTCCGTCATCTAAAAGACGACGTGTTTGCCACCCAACAAGTTCTTTGTTCCAGATGTGGGGAATGATGATCCGCTCACTTGTTTTGTTGGCGCCCACACGGTAATCGTGCGCGTAACCAATCAAAAAATGTTTGTAAGTTTCTTCATCAATGCCACGACCCCCATCTTCAACTGGGTCTGTCATGTATGGGTGGATAAACATCCACGGTTCAAGAACCTTTTTTGAATAACGAGGAATAGGTGCTTTTTCTTTTTTGTCTTCCGCGTACAGAGCATCAAACAATTTAAGCAAATCCGGCAACTCCATGACTTGCCCGTTAAGGCCCGTAGTCTTGTTAAACCATTCCCGCGCTTCAACAATTGTTTCGTGACGCAACGACGCAACAAACCAAAGCAGACTTCCACTAGCCTGACAACCAAGACACTTGTATGCCAACTTGTGGTAGTTGATTGATCCGGTCGGGTTCTTATCCTGATCTTTGTGTATGCCAAAAGGACAAGGAACGTGCATCTCGCCCTTATTGGTAATACGAACAACAGGAATACTGAACTCTTCCAACAAAGTCTCGCAAAGAGTTTGCTTCTCGCTATCCGGTAAATTAACCGGAGCGAACACCTTCATTAGTTGTCCTTCGGCTCTTGTTCGGGCAGATACCCCTCATATTCGTTGATCGTACCGTATGGGTCAAACATCTCATTTTCATGGCAATCTAAGCACAACCCAAGGTCGTTCGTTCTGGATACTTTTCCGCACCCATCGCAATAGGGACGGCTCATGCTACAACCTCCGGTAATTCGATCAAACATACATCAGTGGTACAGAAAGCCTCTCCAATCGCTTCCTCAATCTTGTCGCCCTCATACAGGGCTGACATGTCTACGCGCTTTAGAGAGCCTTCTGAGGCCTCGTAAGAGGCACTATCTAGTTGTCCGTAAGGCAACTGAACGTAAGCCCCTTCCATCATCGGAAGGAATGAGATCGTCTTGAGTTGGCCGTCATGCATGTGCAGGAGCGTGCCGACGTGCTCACCTTCGGTTTCAGGGTCAAAGGAGACCGTTACCGAGACCGAGTTGTCTGACCAATAACGCTGAGCCAAGACTGCAAGGTTGGCCTTTTCAAAAATCGTTACATCCTTCTCGCTCCGCTTAGCCTTTGAGTGGATCGGGAAATAGGCGACCATTGTGTTTTTGGGATCAGTTACGTCTGGCTCCAAATTGTACTTGGCCTTCTTCAAAGCCGCGACCAAAGGATCGTTGACACTCAAACGCATGGCTCGCAGGAAGTACTCTCCACCCGGAGACCAGTGGACTCCAGGGGATTCTCCAGCAAGGATGCTGACGGTTCCCGAAGGCTTGACTGTCGTGACCTTGACGGACTCGCGAACGCACAGCCATTCGGAATAGGTCTTGTCGTAATAGCGAACTGTTTCATAGCCGGTATTCAGCCAGTTACGAAGTTCAGTCATTCCTCGGGCATCAGCAAAATTTGCAATACCTGAAGCGCTGGTTCCAATTCGACGGTTGCGTTGCATGATTGCATTGGTCTTGTCCCAATGAGTCGGGAGCAAGGTAACGGTCTTGGCGTACATGAATGCGACCTTGAGGGTCTTCTTGTAATCGTCAAGATTCTCGTGACGGTTCAAGAACGTCTCCACAAGCGTACACATCTCGTAAGACTCTAAAGATTGTTCGGCGCAAGGATTATAGCCAGCCACTCGAGCGTCTGCGTTCGTAGGAGGATCAACCAGACGGCCATATTTGCGAGACACGTCCATCCAGATCACACCGGGCTCACCATTGCGCTTGATTCCGTCAATGATTGGTGCAAGGTCTTGACCTACTCCAACTTCTACCGAGTTATTGGACATCCAACCCCAACTGCGTCGGTAATAAGACGGACCTTCTGAAACGTATTCGTAAGTATTCGGATCTTGCTGACCGAAGTTTTTCAAATCCAAGAAATCTGGATCATCAATGGAACCGATCAACAATTCGGCACTACGGCGAACGTTGCCAGAAACAACACACACACCAATCAAGTTTCCAATATCGGCAATATCGTTTCGCGTAAGCAATTGGCCTTCTCGTCCATCAAAAATATTTCGAATTTCATCGTGCAAACGCTTAAGAGGATCTGAGCCAGCGGCTGTTCCACCGAATGTTTTGATCGGTTCTCCGGCGGGGCGAATTAAGGTGTAGCCAAATCCAACTGGGTGCTTGCCGTGAACCAAATAAGAGTTGATTAGCAAACGGACGCTTTCTACCCAACCTTCGCGAGTGTCGGGGATTTCATAAATCTCTTTATCGCCTTCGGGCTTAAGAATTTCAAATTCGCGATCAGCACCCTTGGCATCAAAACCAACACCAACACCAAGCATTGAGGCTTCCATCAAAAAACAAAGAGGTTGCGCTGGGTCTAGACGAGTCATATCGCCTGTAGAAACAAAAGCGCAATTCTGGAGAGCCGCGGAATTCTTCTGTTCGTTAACCAACTCAGTACCCATGACCCAAAGACCACGACCGGGAGGAGTCCACTTAAACGAGAACAAACGCTCATAAGCATCTTGCGCAGTCTTCTGCGCCTTGTTGTCATTCCACGGAAGACGGTTCGTCTTAGCGTGATCTTTTTGAATGGAAAACATTCCCTCAATTACACGACGACAAGTTTCATGCCAACGTTCCTTAGTTCCATCCGGTTTAATACGACTATACGTTCTGATAAACGTAATTTCTCCAAGACTGTTTCCACCGGCGTCGGTGAAACCCCAATCCACTGGTCGTTCCGTATATGAATCAATAAAATTATCCGGAAGTGTAAAACTAAGAATCCCCGATGTCACAGTAGTATTGCCTCTCTCATAGCGTTGATAATTCCTTGTGGCGTTCGCCAATCCATTTCCCATGCTCGCAAATCTTCTCGCCTTGAAGCAAGAATTTGCAGTGTTGCCTGAAAAACTTCTCTCTGTATATTACTCTGATAAAGCGAAAAAACCCAATCGGCGGCACGTTCAACTTCTGCGCCTTCCGCAAGCATATACATCTCAAACTTTCCTGTTTTTTCTGCGGCTTTAACACCTTCACGGTTGATCTGATGTGCTAAAACGCAAGGCATTTGATCTCGTCCTGTTGAGATGATTTGTTTTAACTCGCGCATAATGTCACCAATTACAACATGACGACTGCGGTTAGCATTCGGGTTTGGGTGTTCAACAAAAGTAAGTTGATCAATGATGAGACTTTGTGCTCCGAGAGTTTGTGCTTCACGGTACATAGATTCCGGCGTACGACGGCCGGGCTCTGGACTAATGATTCGCAAATTCTCTTTCAGTTTTGGCAATTCATCATTTTGATACCAACGTACTCGCTCTTTATCTTCAGCAGAAAGATTTCCTCGTTGCCAATCTCGGCTATTGAGGCCAAGAGCAAAACAGACCAAACGGTCCACTGTCATTTCAATAGAGTTTTCTAAAGTAAACAAAGCCACAACCCGACCACGCATTGCCTCTTGCAAAGCAACGTAGTTCAAAAAGTAAGACTTGCCTGTTTTGGGCGGAGCCGCGACGACTGCGAGTTCTCCATCGTGAATTCCAAAAGTGTGAATGTCCACCAAAGGAATTCCAAAAGTTAAACCTCTGCTTGTGTTGCCTGCAATCTCTCGGCCTTCATAAAGGTTAAAACTCTCAGAAAAAATGTCTGCAAAATCCACACTGCGGTGACGAGGTTGCATATTCAAAGACAAACTCATCAAGCCGTCAATTTGCTCGTTGAGAACACGGATGCGATCAGGTGCCGAAGCAGAAGACATTGCCATAGCGGCGCTTTTTTGCCACTGCTGATACGTGTAATGAACATACTGGCTCTTTAAATGGTCAATAGCCCATTCAATGTTGTCAACCTGTTCATTTTCTGCCGGTACCTCAATCTCTGCATCTTCAAGATGTTGTTGCCAAACAGACATCAATGCGTTGCGAGAAGGTGCTTGTGTCCTACCTGATTCAAAGAAACGATCTAAAGACCAGGAAACTACGGGACGCAAGGCTTCAGTTGGGATGCACTCTAGATCCAAACCTTCTTTAACCAAAGACTCAAGAGAGTCAGTGTCAAAAAGGGATGCAACAAGGGCGACTTCAGCCGTATTGCTCATGCCCACCTCAATGGTTCGACGATTTCGGGATTTTTGTTTTTCATTTCTTCGCTCATGGTTGCACGGAAATCTTTTCCAGTCATGCAGATAAAATCAGAAGATCCTGTAAGCCTTGAAATGATGTGCTTCTTGTACTTCTGTTCTAACTGTTCTGGCCTTAAATTCGTGGTCATCAATGTTGGAAGACCTGAGTTAATACGATTCTGGATAACAATGTCAAGTCCATCAATGACTGAAGACTTTGAACGGTTCTCGGATTCAATACCAATGTCGTCAATAATGAGGACTTGGCAACTTGCGGCTTTCTTATAAAACCAGTCTCGGTCTTCGGCATCGCTCCAACCTTCCGCAAATGCGTCAAGCATCCGCGTAAAGGGAAAGAAGTATCCATCAAAGCCATTGACCATCAAACCTTTAAGAATCAAAGTTGCCAACAAAGTTTTGCCAACTCCATTGTTTCCGTAAAGAATGAGTCCACGACCGTTAGAAACATTCGCGTGGCAATTCTCAAGATACTCTAAAGCCGCCTGAGCCGCTTCAACATCAACCGCCTTCAGATCAGACCAAGACTTTTTTTGGTAATCAACGCCGATACCGGCATTGGTAAACCAAAGAGACAAAATCATTTGCTCTAGGCAGTTGCAGTTGTACTCCACAACTTCGCCTTCAACAAGAGTCTTGAACCAGCCCTTGCCACCACAGGTGAGGCAAGTCTGTGAACGAGAACACCAAAGGGATTGGTTTTTTCGTCGAAGTCGTTCAAGTTCTGGATCGGTAATGATTCGTACTGTGGGCGGGTTGGGTGGCAACGTAAGTCGCTCTGACACCGATTCTCCGTTCGTAGTTGTTTGGCGGAACACTACAACACACTAACACATTTATTCTTCAGTGCGTCCAAAAAATTCTTTTTCACAAAATTTCCAGAAAGTTTCTGCCACAAGAGTAACATTTTCAAGCGTTTCTCGGTCTTCTTGAAAAAGAAACTGGTTTGTAATTTCTAATAGTTCTACGTTGGTTTTGTGAACTATGTGAGTTGTGCCACTTTTATTGACAACAAGCCAATTGTATGCATCCATGCCGGAAAGGTATCCCTCAAAGGCAGATCCTGATGTAAATTTAAATTTTATAAGTTGGCCTTCAATTGCGGCCCTAGCCATTTGCTTTTCTGAAACATACGAACCAGTTTTCTTAATAGCCACAATCAAGCCTTTCAAAAAAAGACCCCGCATTATTCCGAGCCAGCGAGAATAATGCGGGGTAACGTTTATTCATTTACTCAATGACTGCGCCCAATCGTAGTGGCGTTTTCATATTTTGTAAAATCGGTTAGTACCAGTGATGCGACTGCCAATGAGCAAACGCACCGCAAGGTGATCCATAGCGTCCCTTAATGTAACCCAAACCCCATTTGATTTGGGTAGCAGCATTAGTTCGCCAATCACTTCCTGCAGATGCCATCTTACTGCCCGGCAAAGATTGAGGAATACCGAAGGATCCCCCATTAGGACTTCCTGAGCGGATACTCCAACCGGACTCGTGATACCAGAGTTTCTTCAAGCAGACCCATTGTCTGCCAGTCCAACCACGCTTGGAGGCTTGAGCCTTGCCGATGCGCTGATTCTTGCCACAAGCCTGAGTCCAGTCTTCCCAAGACTTACACTTGGAACGTGCCTTAGAATGGCTCTGTTGGCTTTTAACAGCCTTTTTAGAGACAGCCTTGTGCTTCTTAACCGGATTAGCCTTATTGGCCTTTTTCTTAACAACGACCGTTTTGGCCTTTGCCTTTTTCTTTGGATGCTTTTTTACCAGCACTTTATGAGCCCCCGCCGTAGCCTTGGGTGCTTGTGATACCTCTGGAGCAGGGGCTTTAGAACACCCTTGCAAGGCAATCACGGGAATTAAAAAAACCGTCGCTAAGAATCTAGCAACGGCTCGTTTGTTCGGCCTTGTATGGCTTACCAACTGTATATCCTTCCGTAGCAACCGTAGCGGCGATTGCGGCGATGAGACACGTTGCTGGCTTGCAACACTCTCTTTACAAGAATCTACTATACACCATTGCCCCACAATTTTCTTTCCAAAACTTTTTCTAAGGTAGTTTTCATGCCCCATTCGGACAAAAAAGACACATAACTGTCAAATAATATGGAATCTGGGGCCGTGGGGCTAAAATTTGGAATTTTGGGTAAATTTGGAATAAAATCGGCATTTCTTAGGTCAACAAGGGCTAAATTGGCCAATATTTGGTTTTTATGCTCAATAAAACGTTCATCTTCAATCTTGTTCAAATCTCCTGCAGATTCTTTCAACATTTTGACTGCTTTTTTTGTGCCAATACCTTTAATGCCGACCACGTTATCTGAAACATCTCCGGTAATTGACATTACCGCGGGAACCCATTCTACCGGACAATTAAAAAATTCTTCTACGGTGTCTTGATCCCAGATTTCTGTTTTGGTGCTGGATGAAGACAGTCGTACTTGTTTTGTGCCATCTGTCAATAACTGCAAATAATCTTTGTCATTTGAGACAATAATTATTTCAGCAGAATCTTTGTATGCTTTCCAATACCCAGCAATTACCTCATCGGCCTCTAAGCCATCTATGGCAATTTGAGCAATATTGGCATATTCACAAAAAGTGTGGGCTAATGAAAACGATGCTTGCTTTTTTGTATTAAAAGAATCAAAACTGTGTTCTGGGACTTCATTGCGATTGGCCTTGTAAGAAGCGTTTAATTGCGTTTTGTTCCTCTGACCTGCTCCATCCCAAATAATTGCCATATGGGTTGGTTTAAGTTCTCTTGCGTATTTGGTAACCGTGTTGATAAACACCGTTAAGGCTGATGTAGAAATGCCGTCAATTGACATTTTTGAATTCTCTGTGGCCATCAATCCACGAATCAATACATTTGATCCATCAAATAGCAATAATTTCATTTTGCTTATGCATTTTGTGTTTGTGGTTGAAAATCATCGTATTTGGGTGGTGCGTCTTTGAACAAGGTTTTTGCTTTGAATTGCGAAAACGCAAACAAAACCTTTTTTTCAAAATCTTCTAGAGACCCATCATTGTCAATGACAAAATCAAACATATCTTCTGGCAATCCCGCATCTGAAGCATGGGTATTGATAGGTCCGACATTTGGTCTGCGAATTTTGATATTTAGGCCCTTGAGTGTTGACACAGCCTCTACCTCATTGGGAAAACGAACATCCGTAATCACAATGTCTTGGTCTGGGGTGACATTGCGAAGGGCGAGATGTACCCAGATGTTTTCATCAATGAGTTCTCTCCCCACTTCTGTACCAATTACTTGAAGAAGTCGTCTGACTTCAGAATAATTGACTTTTGCATTTTCCCAACCGATATCATCAACCACTTGGCGAACTGTAATTAATTCACCGTTGATAAAACCAACTACGGGGTTTAATCGGTAAATGGATTCCCTCAATACATCAGCAAATGCGATTCTTTGAAAACCAAATGAATCAATCAAAAATTTGGCCATAGTATCTTTGCCTGATTGAGCAAAACCGTGGAGACCCAAGATCATTCTTCTGTATCCTCTGGCTTATTTATAGCGGATTCAACTTCTTCTTCGGACACGTTAGCAATTTCTAGGCCAATTGCAAATCCATCGGTCATGGAAGCAATTGTGGCAAAAGACATTGCGGAAAGAAATTCCGACATATCTAAATTGTCCAGATCCATTTCTTTAATGGTCTGTTCAATAACTGCCAAATTGCGTTGAAAAGCAAAAGTAAAAAATGCTTCAATATCTACAGGAAAAGTGTCCTTAGCATTGGCGCCACGTTCATCAATCTTATCTGCCGTTAAGCAAAGTTTGACGAAATCTTTTGTTGAAAATTCAGGTTCTTCAAAAATTTCATCAATTGCGTTTGCGATATCTTTTTCGGTATTCATAATAACATCCCTGCTAGTTGGGCGTGTGTTTTAACCATCAAAACAATTTTGCCTAGCCTATCACCATCAATATGACCGGCTTGAGCCAAGGCATGGCCCAACCTTTCAATATCGCCAATGGTAAATACTCGGTTCTTGTTTATCTGGCGAATAGCAAAAGGGCTTCCATCTAACTTAAGTCCACCCTTTAGGTTTTCTTTCCAGAGCCACCAACGTAAAGTTGTTACAGGGACTCCAAAAAACGCTTCTGCCACCGTTCCGGTAGCAAAAACAAAATTGTTCTCTGCTACAGAGACAATCTCTGGAGTGATCCAGTAAGGCCGATTGTCTGGGGTCATGATTGATTGATTCACAACAACAATGTGATCAGCCATTTTGACTCCTAAATAGTTGCGCCCCCTTGGATTCGGGGATTATCCAAGGGGAGCGCAGTCTATAGTCTACTTCTTGGCCTTCCGAACCGTCAATGAAGTAGATGCATTACCTCGCTTGGTAATGGATTTGATAATAGCAAGGCGTTCAGGCTTACTTGCAAGAGCCCTCAATGCCTTGTTTTCATCAAAAATTCGCTTCTCTTTGGTCATTGCAAGATAATCATCGCGCTCAATTTCTCCACTTTCCGCCATTTGTTCCAACAAGTCTGTATCCACAGAAACAGTGCCTTCTCGGTACTCACTGCTCCATTCTTGGACAGTACCTGCAATTGGAACTCTGTATGGTTGTTGTGGGGCACAAAGGATGTAATGGCCGTTGTTATCCAAATTGTTTGGATTGGCAATTCCTTTATTCTCTCCATCAATGTCAATGTGGTGGCGAATAGTTTCTGAGATCGCGGCATCACGATTCTTTAGAAGGTCTACAACTTGGCGTAGGGTCTCTCGTTCTTCATAGAGACTAGAGATTTCTTGTTCTTCCAAGATGCGACGTTCTGGGGGCATAACCACACCGAATACTGAAGGCAATTTTTTCAATGCTTCAACAAACTCTGGGGTAATACTCATTGGTGCAGGTACGGTGGGCACGTTATTTGCCGGTGCAATTACTTCGGTTTCTGAAGCAAAAATGGTGGCGATTTCTTTGATTGACTTGTTTTCTTGAACTGCAATTTTGGCACGCTTGAGCGATTCATCATTGAGAACAACAGTAGTTTCTGTCATGGTTTTTCCTTACTTTCTGGCGGTTGAGATTCCCAGCCTATAACAAATGTCCGACAAGGGCAACTTTAATTATTTAGGCACATGTGTCATACTATATACATGCCCACTTACGAATATCAATGCCTAGAGTGCAAACACCTCCAGGACCTTATTCGGTCAATTGCAAATCGGGACGAACCTGTTTTTTGCGAGGCTTGTTCAGGCAAAGCCGAAAGAATTTTATCTTCTCCCGGAATGGTCTGGGCACCTACTTCTGGTGGTTATCGGTAAAAATTGCATAAAGAAGCGGTGCCAACCCATCCCGAAATGGCACCGCTTCTTTTTTAATGCGAACTTACACCTTGTACCGTGAGGTAACTCTGGAACCGCCTGCCAGAGAAGCGTAAGTCTTCGGGCCAACGACACCGTCGGCTGGCCACAACTTCGGACGTAAACGCTGGAATTTCTTCACAGCATTAATATCGTCCTGAGTCATTGTGCCGGTTGGTTCATGACCAACAGCATATTGCACAACCTTGACTGCAGGATTTTTACTACCGACCTTAAACTTGTCTGCGCCGGGGTACTTAGGCAATGCAGGCTTTGTTGCAGGCTTAGCCGGAGTGGGTTTTGCGGGAGTTGGCTTTGCAACTGGCTTAACGGGAGTCGGTTTGGCCGGTGCAGGGGAAGTAAACCATTGAACCTTGTTTTGCTCAGCCTTCACGCTTTGCTTAATGGAAATGTGCAAATGCTCAGTGTGCGGACTGATACCCGAATAAGGTTCAGCCTTCCACCCACCAGAACTTGTGTAAATTTTGCGATTAAAAATCACATAATTGGCCGACGGGTGCTTTGAAACAGCCTTGATAATTTCGTCGGCATTTACACCCGGATAAGTAATATCAATAGCGTTCACTGATCCGCGAGAATTCGGATTGTGATCTGATTTACGGGCGGCATGTGACGCATCGCCAATTGTGCCGTCAGATTTCTTAGAACGATTTGGCCATTTTTTATTGACCTCGTTGCGGAATTGCACCAAAGACGGTGCGAGATGCCAACTCATGCAGACCCGTCACCTTCAATAGGAGCGTCTGTTGCAACGGCACCAATACCGTATGAAGTGTTGCCTGGATCAAGGTAGGCAACAATGGTGCGAATGGCGGTCAAAGCCGCAGAGATTGCGGCCGACTTGGCCCATCCAAAATCGTTGTTTGCGATTGCGCTCAATGGCACAAGAGCAATAAAAGCGGTAATAAAAGTCGTAGCGGCGCTACGTAGCAGTGAGGCAATGTTCGCCATTTATCCATCCTTACAGTTGGGATATCTTATGTACCATCTTACATAAGTTCTTTTATAAATCCAATCGGGGTTAGTACCAGACGTTTTCTTGCTCAAATTCAAACTTGTCTAGCCATCTTAGCCGATCAAATTGCAATTCTTCGCCTGTAGCCCCAATAACAAGTTCTACAAATTCTCCAATATTTTCTACTCTGCGGAACAAACCTTTTGCGTCCCTGTTCC